TTAACTTTGGCGCTGACTACTCCCCTGTTGCTGGAACTTTTGGTATCACGTTCAACGCCGCCGGCATCTTCACCATTGACTTGTTCTAATACTGTCATCTTAGGTTGACCCGGAGGTGGGGTTTTGAGAGATGACGGTTTTAGCTAACACAGCTGAAGGTGGAAGTAACGGCACAACCGTCACCACAGGAAACTCTGGCGGGTCATCTGGTGATGCATGGAGTGCTGTAGATATTCAGTCGGGCGTAACCGGGACATTCTCTAGTACTACTGCTGCACACGGTTCACTATCGTACAGTGTTGATGTTGCAGCATCCGGCAACACAGGATATTTTGCGTGGACTGGATTGTCTGCGGGCACGTTATTTGTACGTGCGTACGTGAACATTGCAGCTAATCCCCCGGCAAACATGAACATCCTCCGGGTCCTTAACGGAACCACAGCTATTGCAACAGTGCGAATCAATAGCACAGGAAAAATAGGATGTCTTAGAAGTACGGGAACTCTTTGGGGTACATCCACAAATAGTATCCCTCTAGGCGCATGGTTCCGCATTGAAATAATGGCGGATGCAGTCGGCGGTGAGATGGAAGTTCGTCTGTATCTCTCTGACGAAAATTCATCGACGGCTACTGAGACACTTTCTGTATTTGGTTCGCTGGGTTTCTCAACAGGTACTGCACTTAGATGCGGTGTTGTCAGCAACGTTGGTGCATCAGATGCAGAGATTCTATATCTCGATAACATCTCTATTTCTGATGTTGATTGGATTGGCCCAACAAGTAGTGGCACTACTGTCACGCCCAGCACCGTTGCACAAACAGCAACAACGAATGCAGCCACGGCAAGTATTGGGTACTCTCCAGGACCATACTCACAAATTCCGGCCCAAGCTGTTGTGGAATCGCCGGTTGTTTCAATTTCGCATAATGTATCCGTAAGCACAATCGCTGCAACTACATCTGTGAATGCATCTGACATTGGATCAGGTGCAACTGCGGTTGTTTCTCCGATATCTTCCACAGCCATTGTTGAATCTGTCGTGCCTACTATTGGGTACACAGTTTTGGCCGATACAATCGCACGTGCTGAGTCATCCCTACAGCCTCTTGTATCGTCCGGAAGTACAGTTGAACCAACGGCTATAACGATCTCCGCTACGGTGAATCTGGCGGCGATAGAGGCTGGTTCTACCGTTTCGCCGTCAGCTATTGGACGGACGGCAACGGTTCATGATCCAGTCGTTCTGGCGGGGTCAATTCCGCAGCCTGATGTCATTGCAGCGCTAGGTGTAGTGAACTCAGTAGCCGTTACAATTGGCGCTGTCGTTTCTGTTGACGTCATTTCGTCAATAGCAACTGTTCCCGCACATGGTGCAAGTGCCAGCGGGAACACAGTTGTAAATGCTAACACCATTGCTTGTAGCGCAACAGTGAATGCCAGTGCTGTTAGCATAAGTCACAATGCGTCGCCTGCAAGTATTGCAGCAACAGCGACTGTGGAATCTGTCGGCGTATCCATTGGATACAATGTCACGGTTGGAAGGATCTCAACCTCTGCCACAACCAACATTACATCTGGGCAATCCGATGTGATTATTGGTGTCGGTGCAATCATAAAGGCTGTGATTGTAAACGGTGTTGAGGTGCAAGCTGAGCACATCGCATCTGTGCCAATTGTAAGTGTAACTGCGACAACTTATGCTGTAAGTGTTTCTGTTGGTGTCACTGTTTCACCAAGTGTTGTACCATCTGTTGCAACTGTTAATCAACATGTCGCATCTGATAGCCTTCTCACTATTGTCTATCCACAAGCAATTAACCGTTCTGCTTTTGTGCACACATTGTCATCTGTGTTATCTACACAGAATGACTACGCGTACCTTCTCTATACATCTGATGTTTACTTTAGTGTGGGGTTCACAATGGATATGAATAAGGAACTCACTCACATTTACATCGCTGAGAATCCTGTGTCCATTGTACTGACGCCGCATACTAGATCTCGAACTGTCACAGGCGGGTACACTCTTGTTGCTGGAACTCCTCGAGTTTCGCAGGTCGCTCGATTCATTGAGGGATCTACCAGCGTAAGCACTGGTCAGTCTAGAGCGAGTGAAGGATTCCAAGAGTCTGACACTCATATGTTGCTTATGGATTGGGACGCAGTTGTTGCCATTGATGACACTTTTGAGCACAATGGCGATCCATTTACCGTCACGGGCATAATGCAAAGCAACGGATACAGTACAAGAGTTGAAGTGATGCGTCGTGGTTAGTCGGCGAGGTAGACTTGCATGGGACGATAGAGCTCTTCTTAATAGACTGCAGATTGCTCCAGCACGTGCAAGTCGTGCGCTTACAACAATTATGGCGTATCATTCCCCTAAAGCTACAGCGTACATGCGCAGTAACGCAAAGTGGAAAGATCAGACAGGTAATGCACGGAACGGTCTTTTCTCGCAACCGTTCTCACAGCATCCTAAGTATGGCATTATTGTTGCGCATAGGGTTCCATACGGCATATGGCTTGAGGTAAGGTGGAGCGGGAGACTCTCCATTCTGGACCCGACAATTCAGGCGCAGGGTGTTGAAGTGATGCAGACCTGCTCCACTCTCTTTTCAAGAATCTTCTAGGTGAGGTTGAAATGACAGCACGTGCGGCGCTTTTCACTCTTATCTCAGCGGATTCTACTCTTAATGGTCTTGGGATTGACGCCAATTCTACATTCCCAGCTAACTCTGTCGACAATCCAGAAGTTCGGCCATTCGTGGTAATAAGATTCGATGCTAAGACTGCGATGTTTGCAGATAGAGGTTCACAGAATCTTGTCATTTGGGCGCACGATGACCGAGGTGACTACTCAAGAATTGACTCAATTCTTGAGCGAATCCGTGAAGTTTTGGATAATGCTGTGCATGTTTCGGGTGCGGATGGAATCATCCTAACCTCTGCCAGATACATAGGAAGCAGCACAGATCTTTGGGATGACGGGTACAGAACCATGACAAGAAACTCAACTTTTAGTGTAAGCAGTCGTGAATCGTAGGAAATAAGATACAGTAGCGATAGATAAGGAGGATCGATGGCCAGTCAGAATGCGGCGTCAGTGAAGAAAAAGGTCGTTCAGTATTCACAGCGACATTCGTTCAGCATTCGGGAAATCACCGCTGAACAGTGGGCGGGTGTGAATGCTGCGGGCCAGGAAACTACTGTCTGGTCAATGGACAACGAGTGGGCAATTCCAGTGGAGAAGTTTTCCAAGGAAGCACTTGAGTACATTGATCGTGACCCTGATCTCTTTGTCGTAGACGCCTAAGCTAAGGAGTCACGGTGAAGCACCAGATTCGATGCGAGCATAAGATGCATGGAATTCTTGTCGAGCCTGGTGTGATTGAGATCAAGTGTGATTCAAAATTCTGCGGTGCGGGGCCGGGAATTACTGTTCTCCATCGGTTTGATGCTAACACAGGCAATATGTTGAGAACCGATCGGTACGCCAATCCTCCAGGGAGGGTAGAATAGCATGGCACTGACGACCATTCCGCTCCCGTACGGACTTCGTGATGTTCGCATTACTCCGTACACCGATGCGACTGCAGTCACTCTTGGTACGGCCATCGATCTTCCGTATGGTCGAACCTTCTCATTCACCGAAGCCGAAGATTTTGAAGAGCTTCGTGGTGATGACCGGGTGATTACCGTCAAGGGCAAGGGCCCCAGTGTTGACTGGGAGCTCGAAGCTGGCGGCGTTTGCCTGGAAGCCATTGCAGCAATGTATGGTGGCACTGTTACCACTACTGGAACTACGCCCAACCAGATCAAGAAGATTCAGAAGAAGACTACTGATGTTCGCCCGTTCTTTAAGGTCGAGGGTCAGTCCATTTCTGATTCTGGCGGCGATTTCCATGTCGTTCTAGATCGGTGCAGGGCGACCGATGATCTCGAGGGTTCTATGGAAGACGGTAGCTTCTGGCTTACCGGTGCTTCTGGGCGAGCTCTTGGCTCTAACATCTCTGGTCGGACCGATGTTCTGTACGAGTTTGTGCAGAACGAGACTACGACTAGTATCCCAGCCTGATGGCCGCGCTTTCGACTCAGGCAATCGCAGAAGCTGGTGTTGTTCCCTCATTTGCCGCAGCGGCTGCTGGGGGCGACACTGCAGTTCCTGGCGACAAGACGTTTCTTGTTGTCAAGAATGGTGGCGGTTCTTCGATCAACGTCACCCTCGCCGCTTTTCCCGACACCTCTACCTACGGCACCGCGATTCCTGATCCTGTTATCGCAGTAGCCAACGGCGCTGAGAAATGGATTGGTCCACTTCGTGGATCGTCCTACGCAAATGCCAGCACAGGACTGGTGAACATCACGTACTCTGCGGTCACTACGGTTACCGTTGGAGTATTCACTCTCTGATGAACTAGGGCAAAAGGA